GTTCCTGAAGTACTTGACCTTAACAAGATTTGGTTTTAAATAGTATTATGCCAGCAAAGAAAAAAGCATCAGCAGTACATAAAGTTAATATACATGAGATAATGAATGCAATTGATTATCGTAATGGCAATTATTATACTGACTTAGATGATGAAAGTAAGAAGTCTGTTAGTACATATATGGCACAACGTTGGGCGAGCCAGGTACAAGGATCGCAGGAAATACAGGAACATTACTTGCTAATGGTTAACGATTTAAGCAATATTGATTATATTGCAACTACTAGCGGACATGAAGAATTACGTTATAGAGTTTTAGCATTGATTGGATTGGGACAAAAATTAAGGCATGAATTTGTTCCGCCTAAAGGAGCAAAAAAAGATAAACTCAGAGAATGGCTTTTAGAGTTATTGCCTCATTGTAATGATGACGAGGTAGAATTGTTTAGAGAAATTAACGACTCATCGGTTCTACAGGATATTGCAACGGCTAAAAACACGCCAGATAAAAAGTTAAAGGATTTGTTTAAATAAGCATGGGAAACGAATATCAGTGTAAATACTGTATGAAGAAGTTTGCTAGGGAACGTACTCTATCAAGCCATATGTGTGAAAAGAAAAGAAGGTGGATGTCAATAGATGAACCTTCATCTAGAATTGCTTTTCAAGTTTGGTACGACTTCATGAAGTATGTTGCTCCACAGACAAAGAAGGAAAGAAGCACAGACGATTTTATTCGTAGCCCAGATTATATAGGTTTTGTAAAGTTTGCTAATTACATTATAGAACTTAGACCCAATGAAACAAATAAATTTATTAAATGGTTGTTTAAGCATAGTGTTAAACTTAGTAACTGGAATAAGAGAGAAACGTATTCTCTTTATATACAAGAAAGTAGTAAGACTGAAACGGTTGAACGAGCAGTAGAACGCATGGTGTTGTTAATGAAGTCATGGAGCGAAGAAACCGGAAATTCTTGGGAACAATACTTCCAGGAGGTACCAACAGCAACAGCCGTGAATTCGATAGTCATGGGAAGAATTAGTCCTTGGATCATATATTCGTCTAAGTCTGCACAAGATTTATTAGATAGAATGGAACCAGGACAATTAGAGACGATAACAGGGAGCATAGACACAGAATGGTGGACAAGAAAAATCCAAAAGAGCCAGACGGAAGTGACTTGGTGCAACAAAATTTTGAATTAAAACAACATGTTGATAATTTAGAAAAGCTAGAAACTAGAATTATGCTTTTTGACGAAAAACTTAGTTTATTAGCAAAAGAAATGATTGATATGAAGAACAGACAAGAAGAGCTAATACAGATTATTAAGCAGGGACTAAGATGAGTAGGCCAGACGTAGATATCGACTTTGGTAACCGAGAAGAATTATTGCATATACTAGATGGAGTTCCTGCGATGATTTCTACTAACCAAGGTGCAACTAAACATAAGACTGGAGTATACTTTCATCCAGTTTCAGTTGATCCATTTACTGGTTGGTGCAACCTAGATCATAAAGAAGCAGAAGATGTAGGGTTCTTTAAGTTAGACTTGCTTAATGTAAGTTTTTATTCTAAAGTAAAAGATAAAGAACAGTTAGATAAATTAATTGCTAAGGAGCCTATTTGGGAGTTATTAACACATGATGATTTTTCTAGTCAGCTCTTGCATGTCAACGGACACGGAGATATACTTCGTGCAACAACTCCAACTTCTATTGAACAATTAGCCGCAGTATTAGCAATGATACGTCCTGCAAAACGTTATCTTATAAACAAGAATTGGGATACTATAATGAAAGAGGTTTGGGTAAAACCTAAAACCGATGAATATTTCTTTAAGAAATCTCATGCAACAGCCTATGCTATTATGATTGTAGCACAGATGAATCTACTATGCGAAGAACTAACTAATCCATCTTCTTAACAAGACTAATTTGACGTCTTTTAGTTCTTTTTACAATTACATTTTCTAAACTAGTTAAATGTCCAGCCAACATTTCAAAATCTTTGGTGGCATATGTTTGTAAGCAATATGAAAAGTTTTTCATTGTAGTTCTAAGAACAATATTAATTGGTAGTAACCGATTACTTCCCCACCACCATTCTTCACCTGCTTCAATAAATGCTAATTTCTCTTCTGATGTTTTTAAAAGGTCATACCGGTATACTGTAACAACAGTATTATCGCTATTTTGTATGATTCCGACAATTTCCTTATCTGCATAGCGAACTAAACTCATAAAAGGGAATTCTTCTAAAAATTGCTGTATTTTTGTATCCATATTACTACTTCTATTTAGTAGGAGGACCAGCCGGTTGTTTGTCGTAACTGATAAATAAACATATGGGAACATTAAACTCAACAGTCGCGAAAGCAAACTTAAACTATGCAGGTGCTGGAACCGGTGCTTCGTTAACAAGACATCATGCTTCTTATACAGATAGAACTATTAGGTGGTTTCAAGGAGTTGATAATCTATTAGATTTAACAATTTCTGGTAGTGATAGACGACCATTAAGTCTGCTACACAAAGAAGTCATGCTTATCCTATGGGATAACTACACCAGCACAACTATATTTAAAAGACGTGCAATTCCAACAGTAGCAGAAAACGGAGAAGCAAGATTAACCATTTATGCAAGAGATTTAATGACCTCACCACCAGGACGTTATATGTTAAGTGCTACAATAGTAGACGGTAGAGGTCTTGAAACAGCATTAACATGGGATCGTTCACAACGGGCTCATTGGGACGTTGAAATTATGGAGGCAGTAGTGCCAATAGGTAGATCTACCTTTGAAATTACAGAATGGCCTCAAGCAGTAACAGGAACAGATTCGTTTGCAAGTTCATCTACAAACGGTCCATCATATTATAGAAAAGATACCAGTCTATTTTCATCAGCAATATATGCAAGTAACTTTACTGGAACAGTTATACTTCAAGGTACTTTAGATGATGTAATCACTGAAGATACTTTATGGGCAGATTTGGTTCCTCAAGATTCAAACACTCCGATAATTACATATACAGGATTCACAGGAATTGATCCATTCAATTATTATGCAGGCGTAAGATGGCTTCGTACAATAATCACAACAGATGTCACTAATGCTGGTACATTAGATAAAATCCTAATTAGAGTATAAAATGAAATTTAAAAAACGTGAATTAACAGACCTCGAGAACCGTCTGGTGGCTTTAGCTACGATACCTACATCTTTAGGAATATATTATCTATTTCTTTTGTATATAATACCTTGGTTGTATGAACAATGGCCTATATTACAACATTACTTTTCAATGAAAATAGATCAAAACGGAATACATTTCTCTTGACATTCACCCAATAATATACTATAATAGTATTATGAATGTTGTAGAGTCTACACTCCGAGGTAATCTTCCTCCTTTAAAAACAAATAGTAGCGGTTGGCTGACTATGAATTGTCCTATGTGCATTCACAACGGAGAAAGCCGTCCTGATTCAAAAGGAAGAGGCGGTTGGCGTTTTGATAATGACAAAACAGCATACCATTGTTTTAACTGTGGGTATACAACTGGTTGGCGACCTGGAAGTAAGTTAGGTTTCAAGTTAATTAAGTTGATGCGAATATTAGGCATTGACGAAGCTGAAATACAACGACTTAAAATTTTGTTATGGGATCAAGTTATTGAGGAAGTAGCAGAAGAAGAACAAGAAGTGTTTAATAAGGAATGGCCAGAAATTCCATATCCTTTTGAACTAACAGATTTAAGAGACGAGGCTGTTGAGTACCTAACAGGTAGAGGTATATTTGAATTAGCAAAGTGGGAGCAAACAGATCAAATAGGAATGAAACAACGTATTATTTTACCTTATACAGATAATTCAAAAGTAGTTGGTTATATGGCACGTTGGATAGGCGATCCTCCTAAAGGAACTGCTAAGATGTTAAGAAAGTCTCCAGATGAATTTGTTTTTAATTTAGATAAGCAACCAAAGAAACGTAAATATACAATAGTATGCGAAGGTGAATATGATGCCTTAGCAATAGGCGGTGTTGCCATACTATCTAATAAAATTAGCAAATATCAAGCACAACTAATTGAGGATTTAGATACAGAACCGGTAATGTTAGCAGACAAAGATCCAGGTGGCAAGTCGTTAGTTGAAGATGCAATTAACTTAGGATGGAATGTTAGTTTTCCAGACTGGCCAGCAGGAATAAAAGATGCAAATGAGGCAATATTGCATTTTGGAAGAGTAGCAACCTTGCAAAGTATATTAATGGCGATTGAACACTCGCCTTTGAAGGTTAAATTATTAATGAGGAGATGGTGTGTATAGTTTAACGTTGATCTGGAAAGAAGGACAAAATGATAATGCCTTTTGGGAAGAGGTAATCTTATGGATGACTACAGAATTTGGGTTACCCTCATATAAAGTAAGTAATTGGAAGGCTAGACCAATAACACGTTGGGCATATCAATCATCGCTAGACGAGATGAGATTTAAATTCCGTAATAAAGAAGACCAAATGTTAGCAAAACTTAGATGGGGCAATGATGGCTGAAGATGAAATTAAAGAATATAGTTACGAATTACAGAAACTTTTTTTAGAGTTTCTTATTTCTAGCAGGGACTTGGCGGCTAGGTGTAATAATGTATTAGATCCAGAATACTTTGATCGTAGATTGCGACCAGCGGCAAAATTTATTAAAGAATACATTACAGAACATAGTAACGTACCTGATGCAAAACAACTTTCAGCAATTACTACTATAGAAATACAGGAAATTGGCGATAAAGCAGAAGAACATAAAAATTGGTTCTTAGATGAGTTTGAAGGATTTTCTAGACATAAAGCACTAGAAGGTGCAATTTTAACTAGTGCTGATTTGCTTGAAAAAAGTAATTATGGAGAGGTTGAAAATTTAATTAAGTCCGCAGTACAGGTTGGCCTTCCAAAAACATTTGGCACAAATTACTTTGAAAATCCTAAGTCCAGATTAGAAGGGCTTAAAGATGCAAATGGACAGTTAACAACCGGTTGGGCAACTGTTGATAATAAGCTATATGGTGGATTTAATAGAGGAGAACTAAACATTTTTGCAGGTGCATCTGGTGCTGGTAAGAGTTTGTTTCTGCAGAACTTAGGATTAAACTGGGCAAAAGCAGGATTGAATACTGTCTACTTTAGTTTGGAGTTAAGTGAGGGGTTGTGTTCTATGAGAATGGATGCAATGCTA